GGATTTTCGATGCTTTGGTTTCCTTCAGTTTCAACGTGGGCCTTGGAAATCTGCAACGCTCTGGGTTGCGGATGAAGACCAACCGGGGTGACTTTGAAGAAGCGGCTGAAGAGTTTATGAAATGGACTAAAGCTGCTGGTAAAGTTCTACCCGGATTGGTTAAGCGCAGAAAAGACGAACGTGCCATGTATTTGTCGGGAGTTGTGTAATGCCTGCTTCGATGACTTTTACCAGCTTACAGTCCGACATTCGCAACTACCTTGAGCGAGGCGGCGCGACTGACCCTATTGTTTACGATCAGATTCCTCGTTTAATTACTTTAGCTGAACGACGAATTGCGCGTGAACTTAAGATCCAAGGGTTCCAGAATGTCGTGACAATGGCGATGCAAACCGGCGTTGCGGTGTATGCCAAGCCTGATCGGTGGCGCGATACGGTCAGCATTAACTACGGCACTGGTACTGGAAACAATACTCGGGTTCCTGTTTTCCCGCGTTCTTACGAGTACATCAGGCAGTATTGGCCGAATGAGACCGAAACTGATGCACCAGAGTTCTACGCGGATTACAACTATCAGTATTGGATTTTTGCGCCGACACCAGACGCGACCTATCCGGTAGAGATCCTGTATTACGAACTGCCGCCGCTGCTGGATGAGGCGAATCAGACCAACTGGCTTTCTGAGTACGCTCCGAATCTGCTGCTGTACGGGGCCCTTGTTGAGGCAACGCCCTTTGTCAAGGATGACCAACGTGTGCAGCTTTGGCAGTCGTATTATGATCGTGCGCTGGCGGCGTTGAACGGCGAAGACTTGCAAAAGATTGTTGATCGGTCTACGAACCGGCGTGAGGCATAACCATGGCGTCCTTTACACAAACTTTCGGCGGCACGACGATTTATCCAAGTGATGTGTCGTATCGCTATGTATCTCTGACCATTAGTCAGACGCTGGATTGGCCTTTAGAGACTGCTCCGACGAATGACGTTGTGGCGTCCATCATGGACATCAATGCTACGACGACGAGTCTGGTCATTACGATGCCGGATGCGACTGAGGCCAGCAACGGTCAGACAGTGCTGTTTAACAACGTGGGATCAAACACGTTTACGGTTAAGACGAGCACTGGGGTGCAGATTTGCGCTCCGACTTCGGGCAGCACGTTTCAGATTTACCTGACGGACAACAGCACTGCGGCGGGCACTTGGCGGTCGTTCCAGTACGGGGCATCGGTTTCTGCGACTAACGCATCGGCTCTGGCTGGTCTTGGGCTGAAGGCGATTGCGACCACGCTGAACCAGTCTGCTCCGGTTTCGACGTTTAACACCAACTACACGACGGGTGTGAGCGACCGTGCCAAGGCGCTGATTTGGACGGGTGGTTCAGGAACTTTGAGCGTGACCGCTGCCCCGACTTTGGGCAACGACTGGTTTGTGCAAGTTCGTAACAACGGCACGGGCGATTTGACGATTGACCCCAATAGTTCAGAGTCGATTAACGGCGCTTCGACGCTTGTGTTGTCGCCGGGAGACTCCTGCATCATCGTGACGGATGGTGTTCAGTTCTGGACGATTGGTTTTGGTCAGTCTGCCATTTATGCCTTTAGCGTGTTGCAGATTGACGTTGCCGGTACGGGTAACTACACGCTATCGATTGCCGAGCTAAACAAGACGGCTTATATCTTCACGGGTGCGCTGACTGGTAACCGGGACATCATTGTTCCGACGACTGCCCAGCAGTACTGGGTGAGCAACCAGACCACGGGGTCTTACACCTTAGGCATTCGCACTTCGGGTCAGGCATCGCCGGGTGTGACGGTATCGCAGGGTGCGCGGGCCATCTTGTACTGCGACGGTACGGATGTGGTGGATGCTGATACGTCCACGATTGGTATCCCGCTTTCTGTGGCGCAGGGTGGTACGGGCGCTACAACGGCATCGGGTGCTAGAACAAACCTTGGGGCTACGACCGTAGGTAACGCTGTGTTTATTGCTGCGAGTACTTCAGCGGCCCAGATTGCCTTGGATCTTGACCCCATTAAGGGTGGCACGTACTAATGCCTTTGCAGCCAGTTGTTCTGCGTCCGCAACCCGGTATCAAGCGGGACGGTACGAAGTTTGAAGGCAACTATTACGTTGACGGGCAGTGGTGCCGGTTTCAGCGTGGCCTGCCGAGAAAGATGGGCGGCTATCGTGCTCTTCAAGACCGGCTAGATGGCATTGCGCGTGGCATGCACATTCACAATCATAATGGATATACCTATGTCCATATTGGTACGTCGGATGGCGTGTTCCGGTTTCGCCTGAGCCAAAACGGCGCGAGCAGCATTGTCACCAATCGGACGAACCTGTATTACGTTAGCGACATTGATGCCATGTGGCATTTTGATGTGGCGTATAACACCACAACCAATCAGAACGAAATTCTGGCGCATGTATCGTCGGATCTGGAAGACATTTCTTCTGATCAGAATGGCGCTTTGTATCGCGGCTACGACAACGGCACGGGCGCTTTGGACTTAGTTCCTGCGGTCACGGTGTCTGGCGGAATTGTGGCGCTTGCGCCGTATGTGTTTGCCTATGGCACAGATGGCTTTGTGCAGTGGAGCCGTGCGGGATATACGGATGACTGGAGCGGATCTGGCTCTGGCGCTGCCCGTGTAACCAGTCAGAAGATCGTCAAGGGGCTTCCGCTGCGAGCGGGTGCTGGCAATGCTCCGTCTGGTCTCTTTTGGTCTTTGGACTCTTTGGTTCGTGCGACGTATGTAGGTGGATCGTCCATCTTCAACTTTGACACCATTACCTCGCAGTCAAGCATTCTCTCTGGGCAGAGTGTGATTGAGTACGATGGTTTGTACTTCTGGTGCGGCGTTGACCGCTTCTTGATGTTCAACGGTGTTGTACGCGAAGTACCGAATCAGCTTAACCTGAACTGGTTTTACGACAACTTGAACTATGCTCAGCGTCAAAAGGTCTTTGCATTCAAAGTACCGCGCTGGGGCGAGATCTGGTGGTGCTACCCCCGTGGCAACGCTACTGAATGTACTCATGCTGTGATTTACAACGTGCGTGAGGAAACGTGGTACGACACCATTCTGCCCAATGGCGGGCGTTCTGCTGGTCAGTATGCGCAGGTGTTTAGCTCTCCGCTGGTGATTGGTGTTATTGACACTGAGGCGACGCAGCCTATTTATCGCATCACGGACACTGGTGACTTGCGTGTAACCGAAGACGGTAGCCCCAGAATCATCAACGACCCGAAGGGGTATGTGGTGTGGCAGCACGAGTACGGAGTGGATGAGATCAACGGCACTCAGATCAGGCCGGTGCAGTCGTACTTTGAGACTTCTGACATGTCGCTTCTTGCTTCAGAAAACCCGCAGAACATGGCCCTTCGCGTTGAGATGATTGAGCCAGACTTTGTTCAGGCAGGCGACATGACGGTTCAGGTTACGGGTCGGGCCAATGCCAAGTCTGCTGAGGTTACGAGTGACCCACAGACCATTTACTCCTCTCCCCAGACCAAGCAGCAGCAGTTAGTGTATTTCCGCGAGATTCGTCGCGAGTTGCGCTTTAGGTTTGAGAGCAACGTGATTGGCGGCAATTACCAGATGGGGCAGACGATTGTTCACATCGAACCGGCTACGGGCACGATTCTGGGAGAAAACCCGTGAGTCTTTTAACAGACCCGCGATTCCATTCTTTGCAGAATTGGGCTGATTACACTGTGCTTGACTTAGAGTCTTATGGCCCTATTGCTCGTCTTGAGAAAGAAAGCGAGTGGCAGAATTGGGGCGCAGGAATCATTGGTATTAATGGTATTTCGCAACGTAATCCGCCGTCGCCGTATCAGTTTTCAGACTGGCGTGAATGGGCCCTTCGGGTTTACCAAGTTTTGGATTAGGTGAGTCATGGCTAATTTCTACACTTATGGTGACATGCCTGATGTTGAAGAGGCCGTTTCTGGCATTTCTTCTAAAGAGATGGAGTCAATCCTGTCTCAATACAGTCCTGAGGTTGCGCCTGAGATGGCTCCTGCTTTTTCGGATGTAGGGGCAGAACAGGAACTGATTGCAGCCCGAGAGGCGCAGTTGGCTCGTGAAGCAGCCATGGCAGAGCGTGCAGAGGCAGAAGCCCGGACAGCCCGAGAGGCAGCGGCAGCGCGTAAAGAACAAGAGCGCATTGCAGCAGAGCAGGATCGTTTGGCGGCTGAGCGTGCGGCAGAGGAGGCTAGGGCTGCTGAGGAGGCTAGGGCTGCTGAGGAGGCTAGGGTTGCTGAGGAGGCTAGGGCTGCTGCTCCCGTTGAGGCTACGAAGCCTGTGGTTGCCGCCCCGCCTGCTGTTGCTTCGCCTATTGAGACAGCTAGTCAGTTTGTTGAGCCGAAGACTCCTGAGCAAGCCAAGGCCATGCAAGAGTCCTATGCACTGCTTACTCAAGCCGATGCCGCAAGGATGGAGCCTATTGGTGCGTTGAACTTTGCGTTGGACTTTGGCGGCGGTGGCGGTGGTGGATTGCCCACGGTTATTGAGAAGTCGCTATATGCTCCTGAGGAGACTGATGCTGAAAAGGCTATGCGCGAGGAGATCGCCAAGTCTTATGTGGCTCCTCAGAAGGCTCCTGAAGTTTCAACTGCTGAAGTGGCAAAAATGTCTGGTCTTTCTGAAGAAGACCTTACCGCTGCCCAAAAGCAAATTAGCGAACCCTATCTTGAGCGCAATGCGATTCTTTCGGAGATTGGCGACCGACTGAAAGCTAATGACTTCAAGGGTGCGTTTGATGTTGCGCTGAAGGCTGAGCAAGAAGGCAAGGGAATGTTCTTTGAGAACATTATTGACCCCGACAAGATGCGTTACCTGCGTGGCCCGATGACGGCAGATGAGATGCGCAAGTTCTATGCCGAGTTGCCTCAGGAAGAGTACCTCAAGCGATATGGTGATCGAAGCGACTTTATTTCCGAGCGTGCCTTGGAAAGAAACCTTGCGGAACTGGGTGGCAAGGCTGGATTTGCTGATCCGCGAGCGGGGCTTAAAGCGAAAGAGTCTGTAATAACTGATGCCATTAAGTTTGCAACCGAGTACGGGCTTGATGCCATTATGGCTGCGGCAGGAATTCCTCCCACGGCTGCTGCGCTAACTAAGGCCGCTCAAACTTACGCTGAAACTGGCGGCAACATGGAGGCTGTTCTTAAGGCCGCTGCGGCGACTTATGTTGGAACCACTGTTGGCCAAAAGGTTGGAGATCTTATTCCGTCTTCTAGTGCTGTATCAAAAGCAGCAGAGTCGGCTGTAGAAAAAGCCGCTACTCAAGGTGTTGCTGCTGGGTTAACCGGCGATGCTCTTGCTGAAGTTGTCGTTCGTGCCGCTGCTGAACAAGGGCTTGGATCTGCGGTTACCGGGACGCTTGTTTCCAAGGCAATTGATAATGCTTTGCGTAGTCAAGCAGAGGCAGGTCTTGAACAAATTGAAGTATCTACCTTTAAGCCAAATCTTGAGAAGGCTCTTGCAAGCACCGTTACAACTGGTGGCGTTCAAGATATTTTGTCTGAGCGTCAGATAGAAGAGGCTAAGGAGGCCGAGCAGAAGGCTGAAGAGGAACTTGAAGAAATTAAAGTTACTGCTAAAAAAGTACAGCCCTTAGATTTAATAGTTTTGCCAATTGAGCCTTTTTTATCTTCTGAACCAAGTCCTTTGGACACTCCGTTTGAAGAAGCGCCTACTGTTAACGATCTTCAGCAAATTGACGTTGAAGCCTCTAAGACTGAGCCTTCGATAGTTACGACTCCTGTTGATGTCTCAACCAAAACCAAGGTTGATCTTCCGGAAAAGACTCCTGAGTTTGAATCTCCGCTGTCTGAGGAAGATCTTGAAGAAATTACTGTTACTGGGAAAAAGCCAGTAGACATTATTATTCCTCCGGTTGACATTCCTTTAAAAACTGAAGTTGATCTATCAAAAGAGCCTACGAAAATTAATCAGCCTGAGCCTGAGCCCTCCTTCTTAGACAAACTGAAGGACCTGCTGGGCGATTACGCCACCCCTGAGAACATCCTGAAGCTCCTTGGGGGTCTAGCGGCTGGGGCTTCCTCTTCGGGGACTACGACTAAAACTACGGGCACTGGCGTCACTGGCGGTCTGGGTGGAGCGTTGCCAAAGTACGAAATCAAGCGTACCCAGTTTAGCCCGGACATTGACTACTACACCTACGGCACCCGTCCGGAGGCGCGGTTTTTTGAGTACGCCCAGAAAGTGGTTGCACCGACGCAGCCACCGGCCAAGGAGCCTGAAACGGGCATGGCTATGGGGGGTCTGACGGGGTACGCCGCCGGGGGGTCTAACCGTTCCCGATATATGGCCGGAGAAGGCTCTGGTCGGGACGACAAGATTCCGGCACTTCTCAGCGACGGGGAGTATGTAATGGACGCTGAAACCTTGGCTCTTTTGGGCGACGGCTCGACCAAGGAGGGGGCCCGTAGGATGGACCAATTCCGTGCTAATATCCGGAGGCACAAGGGTCGTGCCCTATCGCGTGGCCAGATCAGTCCGGACGCTAAATCGCCCGATAAGTACATGGGCGGAGGGTTGACCTAATGAGCGTAGTAGACTTTTTGTTCGGTGGCAAAGCCCCAACTGCTGGTTCATCAACGACTACGACCAGCATTCAGTTGCCTGCATGGTATAACGAATACGCTTCGGACATACTTGGCAAGGCTAAGGCCATTGGCGATCTTCCTTATGCGACCTATACCGGCCCGCGTATTGCAGACTTTACGGCCACTGAGCGCGAAGGATTTGAGAAGGCCAAGACAGCGGCTGGAGCATACAAGCCGTCGCTGAAAGAGGCTTACGATGCCTTGGGGGCGTCCAAGAAGTACAGCGGCCTTGGGGCTGCGGAAGATGCCCTTTCTAGGGCAGAGAAGATGTCTGGGGCTGGTGCTGCGAGGGACTACTTCTCCAAGGCAGCGGGTGCTTCTGGGGTAGCGGCGGCGCAGCCTTATCTTGCTTATGCGGCAAGGACCTTCCCTGAAGCTGCTGCGGAATACATGAATCCGTACACCAAAGCGGTTGTTGAGCAAATCGCAGATGTTGGTGTAAAGCAACTTCAGGAAAAGTATCTCCCGGCGGTAGGCGAAGAGTTTATTCGCTCTGGTCAGTTTGGCGTGGGTCCGGGCAGCACCCGTATGGGAGAGTTTGGCGCTCGTGCCCTGCGTGATGTCCAGCAGTCCGTTTTGGGTGAGCAGAGCAAGGCGTTGCAGGCTGGTTATGGTCAGGCAGCGGACATCTTTGCTAGAGACGTTGAGCGTATTTCTGGCATTGGCGGCAAAATTGGTCAGTTGACGGGCGACGACGCTTCTCGACTTGCTGAAATTGGCAGGGCTGCGGGCCAGTTGACTTCGACAGACGCTGAACTGTTGAGCCGTATTGGCAGTACTCGTGGCGAGCTGTCGCTCAAGGATGCTGAGAACCTTCGGGCTCTTGCTGATAAGTATATGGGCGCTGCCGAGACGGAGCAGGTTCTGGGTGGTCGCGAAGCCAAGACTTACATGGACATTGGCGAGAAAGAGCGCGAGATGAAGCAGAAGAATCTGGAACTTGCTTACAAAGACTTCCTTGAGCAGGAGAAAGATCCGGAGCGCAAAATTGCTTTCATGGCTGAAATCCTTAAAAGCATTCAGTTGCCGGAGACCACGGTGGTTGATGAAACCACTACGCCGGGATCTCCGGGTGAAGATCCACTGATTAAAAAGATCATTACTGGCGGCGCTGGTGTTAATGAGATTTTAGAACTCATTAAAAAGTACTTTCCGGACAAGGAAACGCCGAAGGGCGGTTAACGGAGTAAGTTATGCCTCTTTTTGATGAAGACGAAGAAGCAGGTCTTGAGGACGAACTTCAGGACGAGACCGTTGACGAGACCGCTGATGAAGAGGTTCCTTATGGGCCTCTTGACTCATTAGCGTCCATTGCTGAACTTCGCAAGCAGTTGTCCTCTGCTTCTTCTGAGGCGGAAAAGAACCGTAAGGTCCTTGAACAAATTCAAGCGGCAAGGCTCAAGTTGCTAGAGGCACCCAGCCGTAAAGAAGCGCTGATGGGTCTTGCGCAAAAGCTTGCTGCTCCGCGCACCCAAAACGATCCCCGCTTTTATGAGCGGCAGAACCTGTATACCTTCTTGCGCGACGTTGGCGAGTACGGTCAGGAGAGAAAGCAGGCTGAAAAAGAGCGGCAGGTCAAGATCGCTGCCCTTGAAGAGATGGGGGCTAAGTACGGTCTTACTGAGGCGCAAAAGACTCAACAAGCCGCTATGCGTGGCCTGACTTCTTTGGCTCAAAGGCAAATGATGATTGAGGCTCAGAAGGGGAGGACGGTTGGGACTAGCGAATTTGAGCGATTGATTGCTAATTTGCCTCCTGAAGAGCAGGAAATAATGCGTCGGCAAAGAGCGAAGACTATGGCATCTCGTGCGCCTGAAAAGGTTGGTCCCGGTGGCGAAGCCGAGCAATTCCTGTGGGCTACGGAAACGCTGGCAAGCACTACAGCAACGGCTGCGCAGAAAGATGCTGCTCGTAAAGTTCTTGAAAAGAAAGAGCCTCGCGATATTCGCGCCGATAGAATTAAGAAAGAAAAATATGCTGACTCTTATCTTGGTCGAATTAAAGATCAAAATGAGTTCACTATTCCTGACATTCAAAGCGCTATTGATCAAATTGATGAAGGCGGGATTTTTGTTGCTGGAAACATTGCTAAAATCATTCGCGGAGTTCCGATTATTGGTCAGGCAGCAACCGACTTGGAAAAGACTATGGAGTCAATCCAAGCAAAGGTTGGCTTTGACAAAATGCTTCAACTTAAAGAGACGTCTCCAACTGGCTCGACTGGCTTGGGTGCGGTATCTAACGCGGAGCAACGCCTGCTGCAATCTGTAAAAGGTTCACTGGATAAGGATCAAAGTCCAAAAAATCTTCGCAAGAATTTGATTAGGCTTAAAGACTTTTACGAAAAAGATGCTTTTGAAATTCTTAATCGTGAAACTGGTATTCAGGGGCTGTCAGGAATTGATGACGCGCTTTCTTCACTTAACCAAGGTCGTGAAGAGGCTTCTACTACTACAACGCCTAAAATTGATCTTGATGCTATTCGTAGAGAACGAGAGCGACGCAAAAAGACAAAGCTTGAAGCAGGAGGCGGTTAATGGCCATTGATCTGAGCAAACTGTCAGACGAAGACCTTGACGCTCTTGAAGCAGGAGATTTGACAAGGCTTTCAGATGAAGCATTGGCCATGCTTGAAGGCTCTGACTCTGTGCAACCTTTGAGTAAAGGCCCGTCAACCCGTGGCGGCGTTAGGACTCCTGATCGACCTTTAGCGAAGCCGCCTGCTAAAAAGCCTGTACTGCCTAGAGATCCGCGCATTCCTCGTGACATAGATCCGGCGCGTGGCACTAGTGCTCTTTTAGGTCTCCCCGGCGGCGCTGTAACAATGGCTCGTGGCCTAACCAGCCTTGCTGGCGCTGAGGACACTTCTGCTCAGTTGGCGGAACTTGAAAAAAAAATCAAGTCTCGTGCGCCAAGCGAAGGCGGTTATGAAGTTGGCAAAATAGTCTCTGAAGTGCTGCCGTATGGCGCTGCTGCAAAGGCTGTTTCTATGCTGCCTATTGCAAGCAAGGTTGGCATGGGTGCGGCTCAGGCTTTAGGTCAGGCTGGAACGGCGTATGCGATTAGCCCAGAGGATCGCGCTCAGGCTGCGATACTTACCGGGACCATGGGCGCTTTGGGCGAAGTTGCTGTTCCGGCCTATCAGTTGGCTAAGCGTGGGGTTACTCGTGCGCGTCAATTGCTAAGCAACGTTGGCCCTGTGGGCGCTACCCCTGCTGAAGAGGCTGCGGTGCGTATTGCGCGTGAAAAATATCCCGGCAGAGAGCAAACCGAAGCAGAACTTGCCGCTGCCCGTGAGGCGGAGCGAGTAAAGAAGGAAGAACTTGCTCGGCTTAGGGCTAAATACGATCAGGCCAAAGCAACGGCAGAGGCTAAAAAGGCTGAAGTCAAGCAGAGGCTTGAGGCTGCTAAGGTTGAGAAGCAGCAAATAAAGACTGACGCTGACTTGGGGATTGCTAATGCCGCAGCAAAGCGGGATGCCGCTAAGGAGCGGGTAATTGATCGAATCCAACAGATTCGCGATGAAGAGGCTAACGTTAACAAGTCGTTGGAAGAAACCAACATCCGCGAGGCTGCGGCAGATGCTAAGCCGGTGTTGGAAGACCGTGCATCTGAGTTCCGCAAATTGGCATCTCAACTTAAAGATGAATCTGATACCGCCAAAGCGGTCAGTGTCGATGCTCCGCCTGTTCGGCCCAAGAAAGATCGTGCAACCGAATTTCGCAATTTGATCCTTGCTCGCAGGGATCGCCTTAAGAAGGCTCGTGAAGATTCAATTGGTCGAGATGTGGACCCTGTTACTGGCGAAGTTCAGGAGGCTCCATTCCTTAGAACGGCTCTTACTAAAGAGGCTTCTGGGGAAAGCATTAGTTCTGCGCCAAAGTTTGGAAAACTTGTTGACTTTGTTCGCAACCGTGCGGAAGACGCGAGTCGTTATGGGGATGAGGTCCGTCGTGCGCACGCCAAGTTGCTCAATGAACTTCAGCCTGTAAAGGAAACTGTTGGGCCGGATGGTGAAATTACGCAAGAAGTCATTCCTATCAAGTTTGAAAAACTGTGGGAAGAGCGCCGCCGCATTGAGAAGGCACGCACTGGCGAAACGGCTACAGGATACGAAGCCATCACTGAAAAGACTCGTGAGAGTTTGCTCAAAACTATTGACGATGCACTTGATGATTTTGGTGAAGGATACAAGGATTTTAACAAGAAGTATTCAGAGTCCTCGCGCCCGCTGGATGAGTTTGAGTTTGGTGTAGGCGATAAGGCCACGGAGACGCGCAAGTTTAGTCGCGATAACTTTGCAAATAATCCTGAGACCGTTCTGGATACGGCGCTTTCTAAGCCGTCGCAGTCGTCTGCTGAAAATCTTAAAGCGTCTTTTTTCGATGAGGGCGACTACGAAAAGCTGGACAACATCATTCTGGAGTCGCTGACCGAGCAGGCTGGCAATACCCCTAAAGGCTACGACAAGGTACTAAACAAGTATGGAGAATTCCTGAAGGAGTTCCCGGCTGCAAACGAGGCTTTGCGACGACAGGCTAACGAAATTACCGTTACCTTGGGTGAAGCAGAAAAGACTGCCGCCTTCAAGCAACGCTGGGCGAAGCGCATGGAGGCTCGCGCTGACAAGGCTGAGAAAGCTGTTGATTCTATTTCTGGGCTGCAATCTCAAGTTAAGTCTTCGTTGACCTCTCCGCTGAAGGAAGGATCTCTGGATCAGATTGGGGCGTTCGTGCGTGCTAACCCAAAGATGCGTGAAAAGGTTGGCGCTGCCTTGGGGGATGTTCTCAACTCCATGGACGACAAGTTGATTGTTCAGTCGCTTTCTGTTCCAGAACGTCAGGCCTCGTTTATGCGTGCAGGCATGAGTCGAGAACAAGTCGATAGTGTTTTGGCTCAGGCGCAAAATCGAATTGATGAAAAAGCCAAAAACATTGCTGAAGTAAGAGCAATGCGTAAGGAGTACAGTCAGGCTCAGAAAGACACAAGAGCCGCTCAGGCGGCTGGTAAAGAGGCAAGCGCAGCCGCAAATAAAAAGGTTCAAGAGACTGGTCAAGAGCTTCAGGCTGCGGGCAAAGAAGTCAAGGAGCAGGAGCCTGCTCTTCGTCAGGCAAAGGCAGAGTTCCAAGCCGCTCAGGGGCTGCGTGTGGATGCGCAGACAAAGCGTAGGGCGCTTGGTGAACTTACGCGTGAAATGCGTGATGCCATCAACATTGAAGCCGAGAAGATCCCGCTGAATACGACCGAAGGACTGGCTCGCGCTACCACTTTGGCAACGATTCTAGGGGGTCTTGGAAGTATCGCTTCAGGCTCTATTCTTGGCGGAATGATTTCTGCCGGTGGTGCCGCTGCTGCGGGCACTGGACGGCGCCTATATGTAAAGTCTCAGCAAAAGAAAATTGCCGATGAGATTAAAACTATTGTTAACGAAATACTAAAAGACGACACTGGCGGCGTAGTGTCTGCTATTGAAGGGAAGATTAAGCGTGCAGAAGATGTAGCGGCAGCTCAGCGTCTTGCAAACAAAGCACTTGCTCAGATTGGCTACAAGCCCGGTGTTGGCGCAGTGACCTCTAGCGTTATTTATAATGCTTATTCCAAGGAGCCTGAGCCCGAGGAGGAGCCTGCTGCTGAGGAAGCCCCCGCCACTGAGGGTGAGGCTGAGCCTTACAGTTACGAAAACCTGTCTGAAGATCAGCGAGAGAAACTTGGCGAATACTTGACATCAATGGGTATTAAAAAAGACTTCTTGATGAACCCGCAAAACTTCAACGCTACCCCATTGGAAAAGCGTCAGAAACTGTTTGCGGCAATTAAGACAAGGAATCTAGCCAAAGGCGGTCCCGTATACACCCTAGCAGAGCAGGACTTGCTAAGACGCTACGCAAGCAGGTAGAGTCAAGTCCATGAAAAAGAAGGACAAGTACACTCCTGTCCAGATTGAGGACGGCAAGTGGTATCGCGTCCGTGGGTATACGCATACAGAGTGTTGCGACTGCGCTTTGGTACACAAGGAAGAATTCCGCCTTGTCGATGGCCATTTGGAATGGCGAGCCGTTCGCGACGATAAGAAGACTCACAAGCGCCGACAAGAGCTTGGGATCCAGTTAAAGGTGAATGATGTCAAAGCGAACCAGTGACGAAGAGTTTATTGACGCTTGGAATAGACTAGGATCTCCATCTGCCGTAGCAAAATACTTAAAAATAGCCATTAGGGCAGCGGCTTCTAGACGAAGAAACATGGAGAAAAAGTACGGAATATCGCTTCCAAGTGTGATCCCGCCTACCTCCAAGACCGGCAAAAACACGATGGTTGGCAACGCCATTACCAAGTTGTCTGAAGATAGGGCAAGGCGTTATGAAACCGAGATGCACGTTGATGTCAACGATGCCATTGTCCTGATAGCCTCTGACGCGCACTACTGGCCCCAAATTGTTACCCCTGCGCACGAAGCCTTCTGCAAGTTAGTTAAGTCGCTTAGTCCGGCTTTAGTCATCCTGAATGGAGACATCTTGGATGGGGCCCGGATCAGCAGGCACCCCAGATCCCTTTGGGAAAAGCAGCCGGAACTCAAGGAAGAGATCCATGCCGTTCAGGACCGCTGCGGCGAAATTGAGAGGGCTGCTGGCAAGGCAAAGTTGATCCGCACGATTGGCAATCACGACGCCCGCTTTGAGAACTACCTGTGCACCAACGCTCCAGAGATGGAGGAGATGCCGGGGGCAATGCTGCTCGACTACTTACCGCGTTGGCGGGCTGGCTGGGCAGTGCATGTTAATGCAGAAAGTGAGAGTTGGACGGTCATCCGGCATCGGCCTGTGGGTGGAGGCATCCACGCGGCGTATAACAGTGCTTTACGCTCTGGGGTCAATTACGTCCATGGACACCTGCACAAGCTCCAATACACCCCGTGGGGCGATTACCGTGGCCGTAGGTACGGCGTAGACACAGGCACTCTGGCAGAACCCAAGGGGCCACAGTTTCACTACACAGAGGCTGGGCCGCTTAACTGGGCATCGGGCTTTGTGGTGCTGACATTCAGGGACGGACGGCTTTTGGAACCTGAAATGTGCGTAGTGATTAATGGGCAGGCTTACTTTAGAGGGCAACGGGTATGATGCGCTGCGGTCAGTGCAAGAACTTTATCAAGACGTATGACGGCGAGGGCTGGTGCTCCAACACCAAGTACTCAGGCATAGTCATGCTGCATCTAAACGAAGAGTCTTGCCGTGGGCACGGATACATCAAGGGAAGCGAATCTGCTCTTCCTGCGGACTTTGACCCTGAAGAGACTCCACATAAGCTGTGACGATTGACTCAATAAATTCGTCAAACTGATCTGGCGTAAAGTCCAGAAAGTTGTACATCCCGGTGGCTTCGATGTAGTGCCCCGCAGCCGCTGAAGCATCGTTCAAAGCCAGTTTCTCGTTGGGTGATTTGTCGATCATGTAGT